TTTAGAACTAATGGCTACTGGCGAAAACGCTGGTACATGGGGATCGAAAACAAATAGCAACTTAGATTTAATTCAACAAGCTATCGCAGGTTACGAAGCTGTAACGATTACAGACTCAGCTACAACTACTTTAGTAATGTCAAACGCTGCATTATCAAATGCACGAAATATGGTAATTAAAATTGCATCAATTACTTTAACGGGTGCAACAACAGTTACTATTCCAGATGGAGTAGAAAAATTTTATATTTTTGATTGTTCAGCAATTACAAATCCAACAAATTTAACTATTAAAACTGCAACAGGTTCAGGATTCACATTAGACCAAGCTAAAATTTATGCAGCTTATTCTGATGGAACTAATCTAAATGAAATTTCTTTAGACACTTTAGGTGGTACAGTTGCGGCAGCAAATATTACAGGAACAATTTCAACTGCACAAATTGCAGACAACGCAATCACAACTGCAAAAATTTCTGCACTACAAGTTACAGGTGCTAAAATTGCACAATCAACTATTACAGCTGCTAAATTAGCAACAGACTCTGTTGGACCTGATCAATTAATTTCAACAGGTGTTACAGCAGGATCATACACAGTAGCATCTATTACAGTAGATGCTGACGGAAGAATCACGGCTGCGTCTTCAGGAGTTGCAGGGGGAGGAAATTATCAATATGCTGATGGATCGAATTATAGTACTAGTGCATTTACCTTTACAGCAAATCCTGCGGCAACAGGAGTATTAGTTTATGCCGTAGGAGGAGGAGGTGGCGGAGCCAAAAGTTTTACTGCTGTTGTTAATAATACCCAACCTGGAGGTCATGGAGGTTTTGGTGTTTATAAAGGACCTATAACTGCTCCTTTTACTTCTTCATTTAAGGCTGGTGCTGGTGGTGCTGGTGGACCTTCATTTTCTGACAGTGGAACCGCTGGAAACCCAAGTTATTTTGGCCCTGCCCCAACACCGTTACTTCTTGCAACAGGTGGTCCTGGTGGTGGAAACGCTAATTCACCTTTTATAAATAGTTTTGCAAATAATGGAACATCGCCAACAGGAACTGTAGATTTAAGTGTAGCTGCAGCCGGTGCGCCATACCCGACACAAACTGTACAAAAACAGTCAGAGTATAGAAGAATTGGAGGTTTTACTAGATTTAATTTTCCTACAACTATTTATCTCGAGCCAGCACGACAAATAGTTGGAGGTGCTGGTCTAGCATTTCTGGGTGATGGAACCCCAGCACCACCTGCGGGTAAGGGTGGCGATGGATTCGTTGCTATCTACGAACTTTTGAGTTAATTTTTATGGCTTATTTATTATTTACTTTAGATAATTCTGTTTCTTTTATGGCAAAAGACATAGAACAATTAAAATTACAATTTCCTAGTTACGGTCAGTTTGAAAATGGTAAAGCAGGTAAAATGATTACATTGTCTGACGAAAATTTTAAAAGAATTCAATCAAATGAATCTTTTAACTTTGATGGAACAAACTTAAATTTTACAGGTACGCGAACTTATATTCACGATGAAGATGGAATGAAAGAATACATTTCACATTTAATAGAAAGAATTGATAGTATTTACACTAGATATAAAAACACTTCTTTTGGATCTGATCTAGCGGCCTATAAAAATTTATTAGGCACAGTGGATACTTCTTTATTTACTTATCCTTACAACGATAGTTTAGAAAAATATCTACAAGATCAAGGGCATTCGGTTATATCTACTTTACAAATGTTATAAAATAATTTAAAAGCTAATAATGCTTTTAAAGAGATATATAAAACAATATCCAAACGTTTTAAGTTTAGAAACAACTTCTGTTTTAACAAGGTACGCTTCTTCTTTAAAATATGAATCGGCTAAAATTGGAAGCGGTGAAATTGTTAATGAAAAAATAAGAAAAGTTGGAATACATCATATTACTCCTACACACAAATCTTTAACAGCTGCTCATTGGGCAAACTATTTAAATTATAAAATAACTCATTTAATGAACTATTATTTATATGAAAACAATTTGCAAAAATTTTGGAACATAGGATCTATTAATCAATGTGATTTTTTAAAGTACGAAGAAAGTTATCATTATGATTTTCATATTGATGAAAATCAATCTTCTCAAAGAATTTTAAGTGCAATTATTTTTTTAAATAATGATTACGAAGGCGGAAGTTTAGCTTTTAAAAATACTTTTGACGATGACGGACTAGAAATAAAACCAATACCTGGCTCTTTTGTTATTTGGCCTAGTAATATGTTATTTCCACATTCAGTTCAACCTGTTAAGAAAGGTATCAGATATACGGTAGTAGCATGGGGATCATAGGAAAAGATTTTAAATATAAAATAATTAATAATTTTCTAAATGAAAATGAAGTTGAAATTTGTAAAAAATATTTTATTATGAAGCATAGATCAAATATAACTAGTTTTGATGAAAAGCAAACATCTGTGACTTCGGATAGTTATTGGTATGCTGATCCTTTAGCAGAATCTTTGTTGTTGTGTAAATTAAAAAAAATGGAAAAAGAAACAGGATTAGAGTTAAATCCAACTTATGCATTTTCGAGAATGTATACTTATCTTGCAACTTTACCAAAACATAAAGATAGACCTGAATGTGAAGTATCTGTAACCGTAATGGTAGGTTCTTCAGGAGAAGAATGGCCTATATATATGGATGGTACTGAGCTACATCTTAAAGCTGGAGATGCTGCTATTTATTTAGGTTGCGATGTAGAGCATTGGAGAAATGAATTTATGGGGGATTGGCATTCACAATTTTTTTTACATTATGTAAATAAGAATGGTCCATATGCACATAAAATTGCTGATGGAAGACAATTGTGGGGGGTACCAAAATAAATGCAAATAAGACTTAATAAAAAAACTAAAGAAGGTGAAATGGTATTTTCTTGGAGGGAACTTTGGATTTTACTCAAAAAAAGAAAACTTACTTTAAATGTAAAAGTGTTAGATAATTTAACTGTTGCATTAATATCCATAAGACACGAAATACATCAAGAAGAAAAAAATAATACTAAATAAATAGTAGTCTATATATTTAAAATTAGAAATGGTATAATACCAACATGCCATTAACAAAATACAGAATAAAGCCGGGTTTTAATAAACAGGCCACAGAATCAGAGGCTATGGGTCAGTGGACCGATGGCGACTTTGTTAGATTTAGATATGGTCAACCTGAAAAAATAGGTGGTTGGGCTTCTTTAGTTACAGGCAGTAATGCATCCATTATAGGTGCAGCTAGAGATCAACACGTTTGGTCAGACCTTGATGGACGTAAATATTCAGCTATTGGAACAGATAAATTACTAATTATTTATTATGAAGGCGCCTTTTATGATATTACACCCTTACAGACAGATAATTATTCGACAGGTGCTAACATAACCACGGTTAATGGCTCAACAACTGTTACTATTACAACATCGGGCGGTCATAACTTAATACCAGGAGATATCATAACTTTTGCAAATGCAGGTTCTTTTACTTCGCCTGATACAGATTACACAGCTACAGATTTTGATGATGTATTGTTTGAAGTTAAGACAGTGCCTTCAGCAACTACCTTTACTATTCAAATGCCAACAGCGGAGACAGGAACAGGGGCCACGGCTGACGGAACTTTAGATGTGCATCCTTATGAACCTGTAGGACCATTGAATCAAACTTATGGTTATGGTTGGGGTACAAGCACATGGTCAAGATTAACTTGGGGTTCTGCTTCAACTACAAGCACTGTTATTCTAGATCCTGCAAGTTGGTCACTAGATAATTGGGGTGAGATTTTAGTTGCAACAATTCATAATGGAAGATCTTTTACTTGGGATCCAAATAGTGGTTTAACTACTAGAGCTGTAAGAAATACTAATATGCCAAGTAAGTCAGTTATGTCTATTGTATCAGATAGAGATAGACATTTAATTCATTTAGGCACGGAGACAACTATTGGTTCACCATCTACGCAAGATAAGATGTTTATTAGATTTTCTGATCAAGAGAATTATGATGTGTATGCACCAACTTCAGTAAACACAGCAGGAACATTTCAACTAGATGATGGAACTAAAATAGTAGGTGCTTGTAAAGGTAAGGACTACATAATGGTATTTACAGATACTGCAACTTATAGAATGGACTTTGTTGGCCCACCTTTTACATTCAGTATTCGTAAGGTTGCCTCTAACGCTGGACTCATTGGTCAGCACGCTGCTGTTTATGCAAATGGTGCTATGTGGTGGATGGGTGCAACAGGAGGATTCTATGTTTATGATGGAACTGTAAAAGCTGTTCCTTGTTTAGTAGAAGATTTTGTATTTACAAATAATGGAGCAGGAGATTTAGGTTTAAACTTTAATTCAGGTGAGATTATCTATGCCGGTATCAATGAGTTATATTCAGAAGTAAATTGGTTTTATCCATCAGCTAATTCTACAA